ATGACCGGCAATAATATTGTTCTTTTCCGTGAACGCCTGACTGCACTGGTGCGTTCATTACAGATTGCGCCTGACGTTGCCGAAAATCAGGTACTGGACCGGATGGCGCTCTGCTTTCGCAAGTTGCTGAATTTTTTCGCTGAAAACAATGAACTGACGCAGCAGGTGTTTTTGCTGCCACCTCTGGCGCAAGAGACACAGCGTTTGCTGATCAACCTGATGGCAGAAAACCTCGTGCAAAATCAGCAAAGCAAACTTTTCCGCAAAGAAATTTCTGCCGTCATGCTCGCGCAATGTTTTACCGGCATGCTGGTACAATTCGCGCAAGATCCCGCAGATCCGGCATTACGTCATCAGCAAAGTCTGGCCTGTGCAAAACTGTTCTGCGAAGGCGTTTGGCTGCGGGAGTTATAGTTCAAAACTTCATAAAGAAAGCAAAAATGGTTGGTTCAGTTTGTCGTTCATAAAAGGTTTACTACGTTCATTCCCGCGGCAGGCATCGTTTGCCACGATTTTGAAACCAGCGTTAAAGAAAGCTTTGATTTTAAAGCTGCGATTAACCGGAGGCCTGTATGTCAATCACTGTACACACTGCTGAGCGCCGTTCGCTATGGCAACGTATCACGCACCGCAAGGTCAGTTATCCACCAGCGGAGAGGGCGCAGGATACATCCCGTCTGCTGGAAAGCTTTCTCGCCACAGGCTGTCTTTACGGTATTGATGTGGGGAACAGTGATCCGGCCTGGTTTCGCCGCTCCTGATCGTTATATCCGTTTATTGCGGTTCAGTTACTGGAACGAGCTGTGCCATGAGAGAAGCCTTCTCCTGAAATTATGTGCTGTACCCTGAATAGCCGGTGTTTCCGCTGCGGATAACGCAACCGTGACATCTGTTATGCAGGTTGTTGTGGAAAGTCTCTCTGACCTCGTCGTAGAAATTTTAGTTCTCTCTCATTTGTTGAGCCCATAACTTTCGCCGGTTATGGGTTTTTTTATGCAAAAAAAAGCCCCGCAGTCAGGCGGGGCGACATACTAACGCCGTTAACAGGGGTAAAACGGCGACTAAAAAAAATATAAGTAAAACCAAGGAAGGGTAAATAGGATTGCAGTGATGATTCCACAACCCGGAAATAAAGTACCACAGAAAAATATATAATTATAAATACATATTTTATATGAAATTAACTATAACATTCATTCGAAATATTGATAATACCGACAGAAATAATTAGTAATAAATAATAAAATTAAAACCGATAATTTATCTACAGAACCACGGAACTCTGTAGGTAATATTAATACGAGTCTGACTCATTGAAAATACATATATAATAAATTCAAATATCCAATTAAATGATAAAGGAATACATCATGAAATTAAAAGCATTGGCACTTATTATCCCGGCATTACTGGTTGCAGGCGCAGCTCATTCCGCAGAAATATATAATAAAGACGGCAATAAACTGGACCTGTATGGCAAAGTTGATGCACGTCACCAATTTTCAGATGATGCAGGTCAGGACGGCGACGTAACGTATGTTCGTGTAGGCTTTAAAGGTGAAACCCAAATTACCGATCAACTGACCGGTTACGGCCAGTGGGAATACAACGTCCAGGCTAATAATTCTGAAAATACAGGTACATCAGGCAACGCCACCCGTCTGGGCTTTGCAGGTCTGAAATTCGCTGACTTCGGTTCATTCGATTACGGCCGTAACTACGGCGTTGTGTATGACATTGAAGCCTGGACCGATATGCTGCCAGTGTTCGGCGGCGATACCTACACCTCTTCTGATAACTTTATGGTTGGTCGTACTAATGGCGTTGCGACTTACCGTAATACAGACTTCTTTGGTGAAGTAAAAGGCTGGAACTTTGCGCTGCAATATCAGGGTGCGAATGATGGCGATAACAACAGCGAAGACATTAACTATACACCAGCAGGTGAAGGCACGAATAATGGCCGCGACGTTCGTCATCAGAATGGTGATGGCTATGCTCTTTCTACCACTTATGACTTCGGTATGGGTATCAACTGTTAACTAACTATTATTTAAGAGTAAATGTTCATCCCTGCAAAACTCCTGCAAAATTCTTCTGCAAAACGGCATCTTAATTAAACAACAACTTCCTTCCAGTCTTTCCCCCGGTCGTCGTTATACTTCTCCGTCATTTGACTATTTTTATGTCCAAGTAAAACTTGCGTGTTTATGCCTTGCTCTCTGAACAAGCGTTCCGACAATGACCTCTGTTCATGGAATGTTGGAGGATTCTCTCCCTCCCACAGCAGACCACTTTTATCTCGGGCTTCAGCAAATCCTTTTGAGAGTGTGCTTTTAGTTATCTGCCCACCACGGGTGCAGTTTCTTCGTGAACGGTGATGATGCAAGATCCACTGACTCAAAACAGAATCTCGGCATTCAGCTATCACATCCTGAAGAGACAGTCCCAAGACCTCACATTTCAAAGAAAGGGGTATAGCTACTTTAGCCCCAGTTTTTTGCTGAACTATATGAAGTTTGTCATCCCAGATATCAGTAAATTTCAACTTTGATATATCTCCTATCCGTTGGCCTGTAATTAATGCCAATAGCATTGCTCTGGGAATATGCACCGGTAACGTTAATGCAGCCGAATAAATGGCTTTCCATTCATCAAATGAAAGTCTCTGTCGTGAAACTTTTGCCCGAGGTTGTTTTGTTGCCTTCGCAGGGTTATAACCAACCGGAACTTCACCTGCATGCTGAGCTTCTTTGAAGACATCATTTAGATTCGAACGCACCATCTGCGCCATCCTTCCCTGACCTTTTTCAATGTAAACATCGAGAATCCCGGCAATATCTCTGGCACCGACTTCCGACAATGGTTTTATCCCGCAATGAGAAATTAATGCTCGTAAAGAAGGTTCCCGCAGTTTCGCTGTATCGGGCTTTATTTCGCCAGCCTTAACCCTTTCTAGCTGAATCGCTCTATATTTATCAACCCATGCATTGGTAGTAATACCTTTATTCACTTCACGGCTAATTTCATTTCTTACTCTCAGGAGATTTGCCATTTTTCTCTGATTGAGTTGCATATTCGCATCTATTGCGATTGCTTTTGCCTCCTCTTCGTTGTCCCCCAAACCGTGGAACTTACCTGTGGCTGGATGCTTGTAACGCCAGTAAACCTTGTTGGTTCTGGCGTCCAAGTAGCACGACAGCCCGGGAATATTCACGTTATATTTACGTGGACGTGCCATCTTCGAGAATCCTCATTAAACGTGGATCTATATCCTTGTTGATCACAGGCTTCTCAGCTATCCCAATGAAACGCGCTGATGCTTCAACACGCCAGCACCGCCCAGCCTTAAAGGGCAGGGGGTATATCATTCCATTTTTCGCATACCTCATCAGCGTTGGTCTGCTAGGTATTGGCGCGGAAAACTCTTCGAGAGCCCATTCATCAAGCGTTAATGTTCTCGCCATATATCACTCCACACGTTTAATTATAGCCGGTTGCACACCGGTTTACTGACTGAACCGAAATCGGCCGTAATATTTCCCAGCGCGCCACCACAGCATTTTCTCGCCTGGTGGCATTGCTGGCGCAAACTCAACTGGAACAAACCACAGATTAAGCATTCTTTTCACAAAAACACGCCGGACGAAATACGAACGGGTTGTTTCAATCATGGCTGCATTCCTAAATAAGTAATTCCCATTACCACTCTGGGAAAAATGCGATATCCAGTTTCATGAAATAACCTTTCCCAGATTTCAGCGTGTGCGCATCCCTTGCCAGAATTGGCAATCAAATTTCAGTAATAACGATTCACTAAATGCCCCAGTGGGTCAGGGCATTTAAGGCCGCGCTATCAGGCTTTGAACTCACCGATGAATGTTTCGACCTCAACGTCGGTGAAGTTGGCTTCCAGTAGTTCGCGGAACTCGGTGGCCATCAGTTCTTCAGCTGTTTCCAACTGCACGATCCGCAGAACCAGCACCGGAGCATTGCCGCCGGTCAGCACGCTGTAGCGCAGACGGAATGGGCGTTCGCCAAGGCCTTCATATGGCACGCACTTAAATTCGAAAGCCGCAGGCATAGCTTCTTTGCTTTTTGCCTCTACACTTTCCATCACTGAGCGCTTGGCGCCGAAATCACTGTCTTCATGATCCGCAGAACTGGATGCTTCGATGGTGATTTTTCGCACGCCGCCAATTGCTTTCTTGATGTCCAGCACTTCGCCGTCAGCGGTAAACGCCATCAGGAATTCAGACCAGTCTTCCAGCCACTCGGCCAGATCTTTCTGTGAGTTTTTATCGCCGTTGATGTTCAGCAAAGCCTGAAATGGCGCAGTGCGTTTCAGCTTAAGAACCGCGATGTTATCAGCGTGGCCTGGCTCGGCCAGTGTGCCGAGATTAAACACGGTCACCGCCGCCATGTTGTCAGCATTGATGAAACTGCGGACGCCTTCGCCTGCGTAATCTTTGCAGTAGCGGGAGAAATCCTGAATGCTGGCGGTTTCCATCTTCCCGCGGAACCGGAACCGGCCATCTTGCAGGTTTTCCAGCGAATGAATGCGGACTGATTCTGGCAAGGCAACAGCAGGGCAGTCAGCTGATGACAGGCGTTCTTCCAGTAAGGTGGAGAGGGACATATCTCGGACTTCTTTGATTGCTGATGCGTCTAAAACTTGAGACATAACAATTTCCTTTTATCGGATGGTTAAACGATGCTTATCGCGCGTCACGGAGTTTGCCGTCAGGATCCCCGGCGATGGTGAACAATTGGCCCTGATCTTCCTGCATGATGGTCAGCTTGCCGCCTTTGCCCACGTACATTGGGGTTTCGGTGGTGTCTTCCTCGGAGGTTTTCCCGCGAGGCGTAGGTGCTGAGAACTTCAATTTGTGAGCCAGCATCACGCGTTTTTCTTCCATCGAATTACTGATCCGGGAAACATCAATCTCGATGGTCACTTTGCCTTTACCACCGTTATTCAGAACACCCAGAGCGGCGGTATTCAGCGCGGCGGCGATTTTGTTTTCGAAAATACCGGCGTCCAGTTCGGAGAGAAACTCCGGGACGTTGGTCATACGACTTTCAGCCATTTTCATGCCCTCATTATCGCGGCGCACACCGCGGGAAATTACTCACACACATAGACAAGGGCGGCCGGTAATGCACAGGGCGTGCTGGTGGGGCCAGCGAACCCTTGTCTATGCCTGCGAAAAAATTGGCGGTGTTCATGATCAGAACATTATCTTCGCTCCCCCTGATGTTGGATGGTTGAAGAGTCATGCCACCGCCGAAAGACAACTACACACAGCAATTATCGAGGTTCCACGTCGATCTGATAGTGCGGCGGGAGTCGAACCCGCAATCGGGTAGGGAACCCGACCATCACCTGATGCTGGCCACAACGGAGAGAGCACTATCTGGACTGTAGGATGTTGAAAGCTTTGCCAGCTTGCTCACCGTCAGTGCTCTTTACGTTATGCACTCATTCAAGAATCTAAACGTCTGCTATACTTATCATTGGAATAAGAAAATTCTTAATAATCTGATTAAGATCATCACTTATCCATGAGTTAAAAATGCCCGATATAAAACTTATCTGCGAAAAATGTAATTCTGAGAGATTCAATGTCACTTCTGACGTCGTATTCTCTGAGACTATCTCCTCCATCGTATGTGCAGTGTGTAAGCATCCAGTTAACGTTCATGAAGTTGTAACCTTCCGCGAAATTCCATATCTGACGCTAGTCCCTGACTTACAGAACAACTGATCCCTAAACATCGGCAAGAACACTTTTCAACTGTGGTCATGAGTGACTTCGGTTGATGAGCTCCTCAACCCAAGTGTTCTTGCCGTTGTATGCCTGGTCACTTCTCCACCTCAGGCGGCGGTGTTATCTTGGTAGTTCTCACACAGCCAAGAAGGAAATGAAGGTGGAAAACGCTTCGACTAATTTAGTCACTTTAGCCCGTAGGATTGAAGCTCTTGAGAACGCATTCACGGTAGCGCTTCATTCCGTTTCAACCGCCTTACCCACAGTAAAGAGCGACGTCATTGAAAATCTAAATCGTCATGCTCAAGCTTATAAAGGTAAGGATCCTGCCGTTGCCTCGGCAACCAAGTTGCTTATTAACCGAATTGAAGCTTTCAATCCGAAGATAAGAGATTAATTTTGGTAATCTCGCCGCCTTCCAAAAAGGCGGCCACTTGGTGTTCATGCTTTTGCAAGATTTCAGAAACAGTTTCTTCAATTAACTCTTCATTCGAAGATCCCAAACCAATAATTTTCGGTTCTTGCTTATCCATCCTGATACCTCATTAATCTGCTGCGCTCTTGCCGTTGTACTGCCGATGAATTTAGTTTAACTTTTCAAACTAAAGTGTCAATACAAAAGTTCGTATTATTAAACAAAAAAGTTTAAGGTGAAAAAAAACCGGCCAGAGCCGGTATTTCGTGAAGTGGAATTGGTTACATCAAATTCATTTCAACGCGAACGCATACGCCAATGATTTCACAATCCTCATCAAAGGGTATCGGTTTGAAATTAGGGTTAAGTGGCATCAGGTACATGTTCGGACCATCAATCGCTAATTTTTTTACGGTCGCTTCGTTTGAACCACTAATGCGCGCAACAACTATGCGTCCATTTATTGCCTCAACATCAGGATCCACAATGACGATCGAGCCATTAGGTAGGGAAATACCTTGGCCGGGTGGGCTATCCATAGAATCGCCAGATACGCGCAGCGAAAATGAGTAAGGAGATACTTTCGCAGTGGTTTCAATCCACTCAGTCACGTCCTGCAAGTGCCCCTCAACGATTTCTTTCCAGGCTCCTGCCTGTACTGATGACAATAACGGCACACGGCGGCGCAGCTCTGGTCCAGGTGTTGCGTTTCCGATCGACTCTTCGATAAGTCCGCCTTCATATAACCAGCGTTCAGTTACGCCTAACACCTCAGCCAGTTTACTCAAATAGCGTGCAGACGGCTCAGTGCCGCCGTTTACCCACTGGCTAACGGTTCCTTTCGATGCGCCTGTAGCGCTCATTAAATTAGTGCTCCGCAACCTCAGTAGCTTCATACGTTGGTTAATGCGGTCGCTCATCGTTTCATTTTTCATGTTTAAAGAATTAAACAACATAAGGTTTAATTTCTTGACTATTTTTAGTTTGAAACATTAAACTTTGCATTGTTAATTCTTTATCTGGAGGTGAAATGTTTAAACAAGATTTAGTCGCACATTTCGGTACTGCGACTGCGGCAGCCAAAGCACTGGGGGTTTCAAAATCAACCGTCAGTCTTTGGAAGGATATTGTGCCGTGGCAGTACGCGTTATTGGCAGAAAAAGCCACAAACGGTGCTATCAAATACGACCCAACTCAATACGAAAAGACTACCACTGCTGGCATACAGCCATAACTACCAAAGGGAAAACAACATGGTAGATCTGAAATCAGTAGTTAAAACGATGTGCAAAGCCTATCCCGGCGGTCGGTCTGCTATGGCTGGCGCGTTGGGCATGACTGAAACGCAGTTCAACAACAATCTTTACGAAAAGAACGGCTGCCGGTTCTTCGAAATTGCCGAGCTGGAAGCGATGGAAGACATCAGTGGCACTAGTCACCTGGCGGATTACTTCGCCCAGCGGCGCGGTGGCTTTTTCGTTGAAATCCCAAATCGCGATGAGCTGGACCACGTTGATCTGTTTATTAAGGGCGTAAAGGTGGCTGCAAAGAGCGGGAAGGTGGATCAGCAAATCAACACGTCTATTGCAGATGACGGCGTGATTGATCAGAACGAGAAGGCCGAGATTATGGCGCTGCATTTCAAGCACTTATCTGCGCGCGATGAGTATGTGAAGTCAGTTGTGGCTTTGCATGAAAGGGTTGACGCCTCAGGAGTGCAGTCCCGAGGCGTCGGCGCATTAAAAACGTGTGTGGAGTAATTAACGCATGAACAGTTTACTCATAAAAGCTGGCGTCCCGCAAATGCGCTGCAGAGCGACTGGCGGCAACAAACAAGCTTTGTCGTACGAAGTGATGGTATCGGGCCACTGGGTACCGTGCAACTACCAGATCGTCCGGTGGTGGGTAGGTTACGTCAGGGTGAGAAGCCGGAAGGTGACTGCATGTCTGAAGAAATCCAAACGCTGGACAGGCACTACAAAGATTGGCGGGGCGTTGTGGTACACGTCGTGGGGTTCGACAGAGCAGGGGATCGCGTCATCTTCATGCGCGCAGATTACCCGCATGAGTGCGCCCAGCCTACTGAACAATTCCGGCGAAAATTTAAGAGGGTCTTATGAGCGTTAAGTTATCCGCATACGTCTGGGATGGTTGCGCTGCTGCCGGTTTGAAAATATCGGCGGTGGCCATCATGGCGCGCCTCGCTGACTTCAGTTCTGACGAAGGCCTGTGCTGGCCGTCAATTACCACCATTGCCCGCCAGTTGGGTGCTGGTGAAAGCACTGTGCGCACTACGCTGGGCAAACTTGAGGCTGACGGCTGGATCACCAGCACTCAGCGCCGTAAGGGAAACCGCAACACGTCGAACATGTACCAGCTGAATATTGCGAAGCTTCGTGCTGCCGCTCAACCGTCAGATTCTGACGCATCAAAATCTGACACCTCAAATTCTGACCGGTCAAAATCCGACGCATCAAAATCCAACACGAATACCGGTTTTCACCCGTCAGAATCTGGGGGGGATCCGTTAGTAAATTCAAAACAAGATCCATCAGATATAAAACCCCTTTGTCAGCCTGCTGCGCAGACCGACGCCGAGGTTGAAATTACTGATCAGGCTAAACAGGTTCTGAACTACCTGAATCAGACCACCGGCTCACGTTATCAGGTCAGCAAATCCTCATTGGATAACATCCGCGCCAGACTGCGTGAAGGCTTCACCCCTGAAGAACAGCAACTGACCGTTGATTACATGCATGCCAAATGGGGCGGCGATCTGGAAATGGCCGAGTATCTGCGCCCGTCCACGCTGTTCCAGCCTTCCAAGTTCCCGGGTTATCTCGAAGGTGCCAATGCTTGGAATCGTGCTGGCCGCCCAGCCCGCAAAAACGGGAAGTGGGACCGCGGCGAAGTGGCCGTTGATACCTCTGAACGTGATTCAGCTTATCGCCGGTTTATCAGCGGTGTTGCGGCGAGCAAAGCCCCAAGTGATTTGGAAAAACTGGTCTGTACCGAGGCAAGTAAAGCCAGTGTGCGTGGCATGCGCAGTGATTTCGCGATCAGCACCTGGAATCGCATCTGGAAAGAATGTGCTCAGCGCCGGCAGCAGGGGAAATCTGCATGAAAAAAAACCATCAGCAATTAGTCATAGTAGGGCTCATGCGTGATCGCACTCCGCGCACCTGCTCGGATAATGAAGGATCGTTAATCGAATATGCCGGTTTTATTCCGTCAGGGCATTCGATGTCATCTACGATTAATACGATCAGCAAAAAGCCTCAGTTCCACATTGTTACTGGGCCTCGTGCCGGGAAGAAAACATATTCACTGAGCGAAGAGCCAAAACAAGTCGTAGAACCGACGGCCGAAAAATCGGATATAGCCCCAGTGAAAACACTGGCTGAAAAAAGTGCTGAGTTTGAACACAAACCTATGGGCAGTACTTCTGGGCAGGGGGGTGTTATGAATAACTATTTGGGGCAGTTCAGCGAAGGAAGGTTGGAAGAGTTGCTTTCAATGGCCAAAGCAACTTCATACGGAAATGGTTTATTTGATGTTCAAGAAATCATCCCACTTTTACGCATAGCAATAGCAGCAAAGCAGGCCAAGCCTGATTATTACGTCATTAGTCGGCCGCTCACAGATGGATATAACTCTACGTTTAAACTTGATGTTTATTTGGAAGAAGTTGATGCCATCAAATGCAAAAACGCCCACGGCGGAGTAATTATCCCTGTCTACACCACACCACCAATGAACCACGGCGAGAAAATTAATTTATCGGCGATTCCTGAAGAGCTGGGCCTATACCTTGAAGTGAGACCTAGGTTTTATAAGAAATTCAATGTGGTTTACCGGGACGAAAACAAAGTATGCGGTTATGCCCTACATACGGGGCGCTGGTCATGTTTTCAAACTAAAAACTTCGATCAAAACTTCCGTATCGCCCCTAAATCGGAGGCGCTATGAGTTATCAACTGATTTATGCAGATCCTGCCTGGCAGTATTCCAACAAGATAAGTAACGGCGCGGCGGGTGGCCACTACAGCACTATGGCGGTTGAGGAAATGAAGCGTCTTCCGGTCTGGTCTATTGCAGATGAAAACGCAGTTCTGGCGATGTGGTACACCGGCAACTTTGCTTCGGAAGCGGTAGAGCTGGCGCATGCATGGGGCTTCAAGGTGAAAACCATGAAGGGATTTACGTGGGTAAAACTCTATGAGCAGGCACGTAGCCGTATAGAGCGGGCTCTGGCAGAACAGACCATGATCGATTTCGAAGACTTTATGGATACTTTGAACGTAGAAACGGTGATGAATGGCGGAAACTACACGCGCGGCAACACAGAAGATGTGTTAATCGCCGTTCGCGGTTCCGGTCTCGAGCGCCTCAGCGCCGGTATTAAGCAGGTTATTTACAGCTGCCGCGGTGAGCACAGCGAAAAGCCAGCAGAGGTGCGTTTTCGCCTCGAAGAGCTTTACGGGCAAGTTTCACGCATCGAGCTTTTTAGCCGTGGAGAAGCTTCAGGCTGGCATCACTGGGGGAATGAAAACCCATTCAACGATATCGAGTTGGTACCGGCGAGCTTCACTACTATTCCTCCTATGCGGAACTCTCGCGTAAAAGTTTTGGCAGGCCACTATCAGGCACTGACACCACTATCAGCTTCTAGACACCAGATCTCCGCTGGCATCGTTTACCTGCAGGAGGTGGCTGCGTGAACGAATTTCAGAGAATCTGGCTCTCTGCTTACAACGGCTGGCTGACAGCGGTCTCCCCTTCGGGGGAGCTACATCCCACTGATTACACCGCTGCGCGGGAACATGCCGATGCTGTGCTGAGCAGCCTGGTTAAAGCTGGGGAGAGAGCTGAATGAGAGCGCTCTTAAAGCCATATCCACAGAGGGATTTGGGGATTGTGCTATTGCGGCCGCCAGGTGACATGTTGCAGCACTTCAGCGGCAAACGCCTGCTAATAACCGATGAGCCAGCGGATCTGCGCGGGGCGGCGGACGGTTTGGTTCCAGTGGAGGCTCAGCCACTATCGCGAGATCCGCGCCTGTCTGGATTTCTGGCCTCAGAGCGAGTTATCAATCTTGTCGGCGGGTGGAGTGCGCTAACATTGTGGGTTAAGCGTAACCGAGGCTGCCAGTGCACTGATTTTGGCGGCCAATATCACCACCATGAACTGGTGCAGTCTCGCCGGGCACGTGGTGTTGTGTCTCTGTGTTGGACCCATGACAACGAATATCACGGAAAAGAATCGGTACAACTCGATGCCGCAGCGCTGTCGAATACCACTGAATTTGTGACTGAGGCTATCCGCGAGCGTTCCCGATTGCCCGCCGGACATCAACTGACCCTGCCGGAACTTTGCTGGTGGGCAACGAGTAAGGGGCTGGCGGCGCAACTGCCGGAGGAAATCATATGCGAAGCGCTTGGCATGAAATACCAGCCTCCGGGCACGCAGTTGAAAGAATCCGACATTAACCCCAGCGAACAAGAGCCTAGGGAAGTGATGGCGAGCAACATCAAACCGGTGCTGGCGCTGTCCGTTGATCCGGAAACTCCAGAATCTTTCATGCTACGCCCGAAGCGCCGCCGGTACGAAAACACGAAATACACTCAATGGGTAAAGCGCCAGCCGTGCTGTGCCTGTGGTAACGGGTCCGATGATCCGCACCACATCACCGGCAATGGATTTGGTGGAATGGCAACAAAAGCACATGACCTGTTCGTGATCCCGCTGTGCAGACGGTGTCACGACTCACTTCATGCGGATACCCCGGCTTGGGAAGAAGAACACGGCACACAGGAATTTCTGGTGTTGAAGACATTAGACCGCGCGCTGGCGATGGGTGTTATCGCTACGGGCAAGCAAAAATAAGTGTGGAGTCAGCATGAACCTTGAAACGATTTTGAAGCATTTTTCCCCGAAAGGCTTATCCATCAACGACAGTTCCCGCGCGACGGCCAGCGACGCACTTAACATCACCGATATTATGGCGGCGCTGGGGATGACACAAAGTGACGCGGAATTCGGCCTGCGCCTGTTCCTGGCAAAAGCCGGTATCAGCCAGCAGGATAGAACGATAGCGGTCGGCATGCTGACGCAGTACGCCAAACAGCACGCACCGAAGCATATCGGCAAAGTCGCAGGGAGGCGCATGGCTGAATGCCTACACATTATGGCAAAAATGGCGTTTGAAGATTATGCGCGGTCGGCGGCGGCCACTTATGATTGTCCGTGCTGCTCAGGCACCGGTTTTTTGAGAGAGAAGAGAACCTTCAGAAATCATTTGGCAATCGACCGCCGGGAATATCTTGATGCGCTACCGGGCAATTTAGGCCTGCTTTACCGCAATGAAATGAAGTCCAAAACGGAAGGTGAAGAGATAGTTGATGTCATTTGCAAGCCGTGCAAGGGGAAGGGGACCATCTCAAATCGTTGCCGCTGTAATGGCACCGGCCGCGTGCGTGATCTGGAGAAATCAAACCTTCTCGGCGTTCCGGTCGATAAGACTTGTGATCGGTGCGCGGGCAGGGGATTCAAACGGACACCCGGCACAACCGCCTACAAAGCTATTACGGCGTTGCTGCCTGACCTGCATGAAAGAACATGGAATCGTAACTGGCGGCCACTGTATGAGTCGCTTGTGACGAAATGTGAGCAGGAAGAGAGTCATGCAGACTCAGTTTTTCAAAAAATCACCAGCAAATGAGTTTTGTAATTACCACATAATTAATGACAATTTTATCCGTTACATATCTTACAGTCAGCAGGCTACGAAGATTCAGTAAACAGTTCAGGCGTAAGGATCTCGGCGCCTTCAAATATTCTCTAAGGAATTTTTTTGTTTGCAAATTGTCCAATCTTGCGTAATGTTACCAATAAGGTATTGACGAATTCGTCAACGGTAAGGCGCAGATTATGAGCAAAAGCCAACTTTTCACTGTCAACGTCACACAAGAAAATCGTATGTGGGTTGGGATTTGTGATGATCTTGGTTTAGTCACTGAAGCCCGAAGCTTTGATCATCTTACTCAACGAGTAAACGAGATTGCCCCAGAGCTAGCTCTCCTTAACTGTGATCTTCGCCCACATGAAATGCATATTGAATTTGTACAAAAAAATCCTCCCCATCTGCCAAATATGGCATAAAAATGGGAAGAGGATTCTATCATGAGATTGCTAGGCTTCTCGTAAAGCATAAGTGCAAGCTTGTGAGGCAGGGAAAGGGAAGTCATGAAATTTGGTACAGCCCACACAGTGGTAAAAACTTCCCAGTATCTGTGACCATTGTTTCTAAGCTAACAGCTAACGGAATACTAAAACAAGCTGGGATAGTAGATAGAATATGAGCCCGCAATGCGGGCTTTTTTGTGTCTGGCGATATCCTACTTTGAAGCTAATTATTCACTGGTAAAATTTAGCTTAAGATAATACTTTTGATAGGTCACATTTGTGGCCTTAACTACACACAGGTATTACATGAAAAAAATATTCGCAATGCTTCTGGTAACTCTTTCTCTCGGTGCTTCCGTTCAGGCTTTTGCGGGCAGTTGTCAGCATGACAACGATACTGCATCAGATGGTTCACGATGCGGTGGAAGATCAGAGGACTCTCGTCCTGGTGGCAAAGGTATCCGCTGATAAGCAGCCCAAACATAGTGATATGAATAAGGTCTTCTTAAACTAAGATTTGTTCTATTTACGCCGTTTCAGCCTCAACTCTTGCATTTTGTCCGAACTTGGCGTAATTTAAGCAAATTATGGGCGTTTATGTAGATGAGCGCCAAGAAGAATCAAAAAAACCCCGCTTTAGCGGGGTTTTTTGCTTTCTGATGCTACTTAGTAATTTTAATATAAAGAAATCCTCGGTATGGTCGATGTGCATTTTACTAATCATATTTTGAGATGTAGTAATGAAAAAAATCTTCATACCAGTATTTTTTATGCTCAGTGGATGCACTAGTTCAGCTTATGAGAGTGGTTGGAACGGGAAAATCTCAGGGGAAGTGTTTCATGAATGTGCATTATCTTCATGGGCTCCCGGTTTTTATTTCAACGAAAACGTTGACCGTCTCGTTCCTTTAGGACTACTTACGCAAGATGAAGCCAGTAGAGCAAAACGACATGATGTTAGAGTTGGAGATAAGGAGTGTTTAGCTTATGCTGCGTATGGTTTTAACCCGTCAAAGTATCAATTCTCAAGTAACACGAAAAAACTTTTGCTCAGCCGATCTGTAGAATATCGTTGCGAGAAGTCCCCAATTCCGTGCCCCGGTAAATTAATCACTATCGTAGACGGTCGGGTGTCTGATATTGAAGACATTAACGTTAAAGAAGCGACAAACTAATTTTACAAATTTATTATTTCTCTGCATCAAATGAGCCCGCCTTGTGCGGGTTTTTATGTATCAGCAGCATTGAAAGATGCACCAGCAAAGGGAAAGGCGTCAGCCGACGCAGCAGTAATGATGCTGCCCCGAGCCCCAGGGAGCCAGATGCAGGTCCGAACTGCAATATGCGCTGGTTAGGGTAATTAAAAAAGAAGGCATACCGGTAAAGCAGCATGTCAGCCATACGCGCACAGGTTATCAGCGGCGAGGAGCGCCAGAAGACTCAAGGGCATGAGCGCGGCCACTGCGAGGGTGTGGTGGAGAATCTCTATTGTTGGTAAAATGAGCTTAGCCGCATGCCTGCGGCGTCAATGGAGTTGATGATATGGGCATGAAGTCAGTAAAGATCACCGCCGATGGCGGGAAAGAAACTGCATATCTAATGGCCGAAGTTTCTACGGTTCCTGATAAACACGGGGTTGTTGGTAATTTAAGAAATCTTTCAGCAGGGATATATGACAAAGCCTTATTTCCTATCTTCAGGAAAGAAACAAAGCGCGGGTATGAATATTCATGCCCTTTGAGCTGAGTTAGAAACGAAATTTTATGAGGTCGCCTAACGGGCGGCCTTTTTTTATGCTCTCAATTCGGTTGTGAGGGCACCTACAGCGATAATGTGGGTGACATACTACTTCAGCATGGAATCGTTGAGTTTCTTCGGCTGTTTATATTCATCATTTTGCCATAGCTCAAGAAGTTCGCTTTTGGTAACTTCACGGCCACAAGATGCACAACTAACTTCAGCGAAGTTTGTTTCAACATTACAGTTTTTTGGGTAAATGAGAAATTCGCATCGGCAAATTGAGCAGCTAAACCTCTCCAGAACTGTCTTAATATCCAATGAATCATCCTATAAAAAATTAATGTGAATCAATTAAATAAAGGAAAGCCCCCGTTTGGGATAACTCTTGAGATGCTTGAACATGAAAATGTACGCTTGAATTTTGCTTAAGTAAATCACAAGGGGCGCAAAAGTTAATCATCACCATCGTTCGTTTGCCAGATGCCTGCTATCTTATGTAAAACATCACATGAGACCATTGGCATGAAGCTACTGAATAACGAATTTGAATACAGAGAATGGATAGTAAAAGGCTACCTACATTTGGATGAGGAGTTTCCTTCGGTTTTCGAACCTGACGAGCTTGAAAGAGAAATTCTGCGTCAGGCACCCAAAGAATTCCCTTGCCTTGCACAAATTGTAGAAGGTGAGGGCGGTTACTCCCTGCAGTCTGTTCAATTCATATATCGATCCCAGATAGAAGAGTGGGCAAAGCTGTTCGGCATAGTTAGTTAGAGAAATACATTATTCCAATGGGCTGTCTCTGGGCGGCCTTTTTTATGCCCTCAATTCGGTTGTAAGGACACCTACGGCGATAGGAGGTTATCGATTGGCAAACGCGGCCACAGAGAGAAGTGGCAAAGAACGCCAGACTCGAGTCAGCGTAGTTTTCTCTTTTTGTGCTGTATGTTATTTTTATGTCGTTGCGGTGGATCTCACCTAAGCGGTGGGGCAAATCAGCTAGCGAAGTAAGTTTGGCACAGTGTAAGCGAACCATGGTTTGGCTGGCTAAAGGTTCACCGGGAGGCACCCGGCACCGCAGCACATAATAAACACTGCTTTTCAGTCTGCGAAGATGGGATCACCCGGAGTGTCTGGAAAGCACATTCGCATGAGCACTGAAACGATCCTCATCGATAAGTCGTTTGTAGCTTGATAGGCCAATGCTCAGCCGAATTTTAGCAAAAGCCAATGTTCGGCTTTTCGTATTTTAAGATTTAAGACTTTTCAGATGTAAAAAACCTCACTTACAGCGCAGGCAATAAGTGAGGTTGCCCAAATAAGGCCAACATAAACACCAACATCACAACACATGGTAATAAGTTTTTTTTAACAATTAAAATATTTTTTAAGTCAAATTAAGTTGATCTTCTTTGTTCAGAAATAGAACAAGGATAATTAAATTTTGTACCAATGCTGTGTCTGACCAAGTCTTAACGTCATAAATATAGCCACAGAAGATGTGGCTAAAGATAATTAGGCTGCGCTTATGCGTGGCCTTTTTTATGCCCTCGATTCGTGGAGGACAATAACAGCGATAAGGGGTTTATCAATGTCTGAGCCGGTATCAGCCAGCAGGATAGAACGATAGCGGTCGGCATGCTGACGCAGTACGCCAAACAGCACGCGCCGAAGCATATCGGCAAAGTCGCAGGGAGGCGCATGGCTGAATGCCTACGCATTATGGCAAAAATGGCGTTTGAAGATTATGCGCGGTCGGCGGCGGCCACTTCTGATATTTTGTCCGAACTTGGCGTAATTTATCTAAATCATAGGCGTTTCAGTAGATGAGCACCTAGAAAAGCTTTGAGAGCCCTGCAAAAATGCGGGGCTTTTTCGTTTCTGCACATCAGGTAAGAGCATCGGCTTGGTAAGCTGGGACATTTCCGGCCAGTCAAAGGGGTTAATGCCCTTACCGAAAAGCTTTACCCTTATTCCTGGCTAGTATCAATAATCGCTGAGCCAGAATAAACAGGAGGAGTGCAGCCTTTCAGTTCGCCATACTCAACATTGCATTCAGAGTAACCACTACCTCTCTTGATGACTATTTCACCGTCATAATTTGATGAGCATGAGCCAACTTGTCCGCTATTAATCTCGCATAAAGAAACCTTTCCATCGCTTCTGAGTAGAGGGGCATTTTTCGTTGATGGATATGGCTGGCAATCGGAGAGATTGCCGACGTTGATACTGCACTGCAAGAGTTCCGCAAGTCCTGAAAAACTGGTGAACATGCCGGTGAGCATTAAGACAACGAAGATTTTATTTTTCATATAAATGTCCTTATTGAGTAGTGCCGTCACTATAAAGCACTTTCTAGAAGCTGCCGATTCGCAGCCTTTTTTATACTCTAAATTCGGTTGTGAGGACACTCACAGCGATAAAGGTTTATTAATGTCCGAGCAGGTATCACCACGGTCGCTGATTCCTGGGGCTGGATCACAATGTTGTATTTTATTGGTCTAAAAATGGTTAAATTCGCAAATATTGTTAAATGTCATCAGGATTAATCTGAGATGATGAATTCGCCCCTTCAAGAGCTAAGCCATTACGAGTGCCGGAGATAAGCGCCGGGTGGGGCAGGCACTACATCTTTAATTACAGAAGTTACTTGAACCCGCCAATGTGCGGGTTTTTGCGTTTTTGAGGCTGCCAATTTGGTGGCCTTTTCTCGTTTTGGCGGCCAGTCAATCAGCTAACCACTCATCCTTTCGCAAACGGACTGAGCCGCTAAACCCATCACTACTACGCACCCAACCGGACAACCGGAGGGGGAGACTATGAGAATGGACAAATTGACTACAGGCATTGCGTACGGAGCCTCTGCCGGTAGCGTCCTGAACGGCCTGTTGAATGCATTTAGTCCGGATCAGTGGAACGCTATAGGTGTGCTGGCAGGTATAGCTGTTGCGCTCCTCACATACCTGACAAACCTTTATTTCAAAATTAAAGAAGACCGCCGCAAAGCGCTCAGAGGTGAATGATGGCAACTCAGCCTGGTATCAAAAGCAAACTCAGCAAAGCTGTAATTGCTCTGATTATTTCTGGTGCCGGTGCTTCAGCTATCCTCGGCCAATTTCTGGATGAAAAGGAAGGTAACCGCCTGACTGCTTATCAAGATGGTATGGGCCTGTGGACTATTTGCCGCGGCGCAACCCGTGTTGATGGCCGTCTTGTTTACAAGGGAATGAAGCTGACAGCAGCGAAATGCGCCCAGGTAAATAAGCTGGAGTCAGATAAGGCGATTGCCTGGGTAAAGGGAAACGTCACCGTCCCGCTGACGCAGCCACAAATTGCCGGAATCGCTTCATTTTGCCCTTACAACATCGGTCCGGCGAAATGCTTTACTTCGACGTTCTACCGCAAACTTAATACTGGTGATAAACGCGGTGCCTGCTCGGAGATAAAACGCTGGGTGAGGGACGGTGGCAAGGATTGCAATATACGTGCGAATAATTGCTTCGGTCAGGTGCAACGACGTGATCAGGAAAGCGAACTGACGTGCTGGGGGTTGGATGAATAACAGTTTATTGATTGTGCTCGCCTTCTTCGCTGGCGCTGCCCTTACCTGGTGGGTTGAGGGAATACGCTGGGATGCTGACGTTTCCAAACTTAATGGAGCTCACACCGCGGAACTGAAGAGACTAAGCGATCAGGCAGTGATTGACCTGACCAACCAGAAGAAGCGTACAGAAGCGGCACAGATTGCGTTGGCGGCACTGGACGCTAAGCACACGAAGGAAATGGCAGATGAACAGGCTAAAAATGAGAAATTGCGCGCTGATGTTGCTGCTGGTACTCGCCGGGTGCGAATCGCCGCGGCAAACCTTGCCACCAGTCAACTCATCAGGAACAGCACTTCCAGTACCAGCAGCTTGGGCGATGCAATACAAATCGACCTCACTCCTGCAGGTGGACAAACTGTTCTCGATCTCAGAGCAAGCATTATCAAAGACAATGAAGTAATAGAGTATCTTCAAGGCTACATTCAGTATTTAGCCAAACAACGTACACCTTAATGGCCTAAGTTAACCCCATCAAGATGAACTGAATGGGATGGATGTTGCGCCATTTTTACAGCCTCCCACTCGCTCAGGCTGTATGGCATCGCTTTCTGAATCGCGACAAAATGGCCCTTGTCATGGTTGGCTATATATCCGTCGATGACTGGCGTAAGCATGCAGTTTAGGGGGACTTCAAAGTTAGATTTAATCCATATCAAGAACTTTAAATCACCCTCCGCCGTAACTTTCAATATTTGAAGGTTATCAGGCGTTAGAAAGATTCCATCTACCACTTTCCATTCCATCATTTCTACTCTATTGGCATTGTCATCTAACAATAGAGCACAAAATGGTAATTTACTTTAAAAACTTAAAGAAACTTGAGGTAGGTCGAAAGACTTTTTTCAGTCTCAGATAGTTATAAGCAGATTTGCTGGTGGCTTTTTTATTGGAGCATTTATGCAGGTCGCTATCGATGGCATCCCGTATGCGCCTGTATGCAATTCGAGTTGAATTGTGACTCAGAAGGGAATCTGGCCATCTAGAATATAGTTTCAAATGAAATAGTTAGCAATGAAAGGTACTCCCGGCAGGGGGCCTTGCCACGGGGCGGCGGACTCGCGGAAAACGGCTAGTTTTCGTATTTCTATGCTGTCAGCAGCACGTCTATTATCTCCTTGTTATATATAATAAAAAATGAAATTCAGGTGACAAAAGTTCAATTCCCCTGTCATCTGACCAGTTTATAACCCTCTGAGTTAACGAAATAAATCGTGACTTCACCTGACAGCGTGAGGTGTCAATGTCCAATATCAGCAATCTGGGGGACGCCTACAACTGGAGCGTAGCGAAGATTGCTGAGGCTTTTGGGTTGAACCGTGGAACGGTAAGAAAGCGGCTGCTCGATGCTAATACACCAATCGCCGGCACGGTGAAAGGCAACCCTGTTTACGCCCTTAAAGACGTGGGGCCAATTCTCTTCGGCACGAATGAACCTGACGATCCTGATGAACTTCAGAACCCCAACAAAATGGGGCCGAAGGATCGTAAGGATTGGTACCAGTCTGAAAACGAGCGCATCAAGTTAGAGGAGTCGCTCAAACAGTTGCTTCCCGCATCTGAGGCACACCGTGAGATGGCATTGTTGGTAAAGGCTATCTCTCAGGTGCTCGATACCTGGCCGGATAAATTGGAGCGCGACCGTGGCTGGCGTCCAGAACAAATAGCCGAAGCGCAGACAGTCATTGATGAAATGCGTGAAGTGTTGGCAGAAGAAGTTGCGGCAGTTGAGGACGGTGAAAATGTTAATTAACGGCTATGCGTCAGCAAGTGCACTGCGCCGTGATGTGGCTACATTACTGAAGCCACCAAGACGAATGCCCGTGGCGGAGGCGGTCTCCAAGTTTATGCGAGTGCCCATGGGAGCCGGGAGTTCCTTACCGTGGGATGCAACGCTCACACCCTACATTATAGAGCCGATGAATTGTCTCGCTTCTAGGGATTATGACGCAGTGGTGTTTGTTGGCCCCGCGCGAACCGGTAAAACGATTGGTCTTATTGATGGGTGGATAGTGTATGCCATTGTCTGTGATCCAGCAGACTTCCTGTTGATACAGATGACGGAAGAAAAGGCGAGGGAGCATTCAAAAAAGAGGCTGGATAGAACCTTTCGCGTCAGCAAGGAGGTGGCCAGTCGCATGAGTCCGCGCACAAACGATAATAACGTCCACGATAAGACCTTCAGAGCGGGCAACTACCTTAAAATCGGCTGGCCCTCGATCAACATCATGTCATCCTCTGACTACCGATTTGTTGCACTAACTGATTATGACCGTTGGCCGGATGATATTGATGGTGAGGGGGACGGGTTCACGCTGGCCTCAAAACGTACTACGACATTTATGTCATCCGGTATGACGTTGGTGGAGAGTTCGCCAGGCCGTGAAGTCACTGACACAAAATGGCGGCGGAGTTCCCTGCATGAGGCGCCCCCCACAACAGGCATTCTTTCTTTATATAACCGAGGCGACCGTCGCCGTTGGTATTGGCCGTGCCCGCACTGCGGCGAATATTTTCAGCCATCGAAAGATGTGGTGCAGGGCTATCAGAATATTGTCGATCCGGTGATTGCCAGCGAGGCGGCATTCATTGAATGCCCACATTGCCGCGGAAAAGTCACAGCAGACCAGAAGCGCGCTCTTAATCAGAAAGGTGTCTGGCTGCGCGACGGTGAGAAGATTGACCGTCATAGTGTGATTACGGGTACCGCGAGACGTTCCCGCATTGCTTCTTTCTGGATGGAAGGCCCCGCAGCGGCATATCAAACCCTGTCCCAACTGGTTTATAAGCTGCTTTCTGCCCAGCAGGATTATGAGGCCAACGGCAGTGAAGAAACCCTCAAAGCGGTGATCAACACTGACTGGGGGCTGCCTTATATTCCACAGTCCAGCGTCGAGCAGCGGAAATCCGAAACGCTCATGGCGCGCGCCACCGTAGTGACCAAGCGTACGGTACCCGACGGCGTGCGTTTTCTGGTGGCGACCGTTGATGTGCAGGGCGGGCGCAACCGGCGCTTTGTGGTGCAGGTGATTGGTTATGGCGCGCACGGTGAGCGGTGGATTGTCGACCGGTACAACATCAAACAGTCGATGCGCACGGGGCAGAACGGCGAAAGTCTGCCAGTTGACCCCGCAGGCTATCTGGAAGATTGGAACCTGCTTCGCACCGACGTGCTGGATAAGGAGTGGCCACTCAACAGCAACCCGGGTGTTTCCCTGCCCGTGCTGGCAATGGCCGTCGATTCCGGCGGTGAAGACGGGGTGACCGGTAATGCCTATGAGTTCTGGCGACAATGTCGCCGCGATGGCGTTCACAAGCGCGTTTATCTCTTCAAAGGCGACAGCACGACCCGAAGCAAGCTGATCACCAAGTCACTGCCGGACAATACTGACCGTCCTAACCGGCGGGCGGAGGCCCGCGGCGACGTGCCGCTCTACCTGCTGCAGACCAATATGCTCAAAGACCGGATCAGTAACGCGCTTCAGCGCGATACGCCGGGGGCTAACTACGTTCACTTTCCTGACTGGCTGGGGGAGTGGTTCTATGACGAACTGACCTATGAAGAAAGGGGCGCTGATGGCAAATGGACGAAGCCAGGGAAAGGGGCGAACGAAGCCTTTGACCTGATGGTATACGCCCATGCGTTGGTGATTTTGCGAGGGTACGAGCGGATAAACTGGGAAAAACCGCCTGGCTGGGCGCTCCCCGTTGAACAGTCCGCTCCGCTTGCACCTTCTGATTCACCCGTACCGAAACCCCGCAGTAATCATCTAAAACCGAAAACAACCCGCGCCAGGAAAGAGGAAAAACCCTCTGCCTGGGCGCCATCGACATCAGGAGGCTGGGTATGAATCAGGCCGATATTGAAGACATGATCCAGCAGTATATGACCGCTGAACGCGCCGTTCTGCTGGGGAAATCCATCACCTTTAACGGGCAGTCCATGACGATGGAGAACCTCAGTGAAATTCAGAAGGGGCGGAAAGCTTGGGAGCGCCGGTTAAGCACGTTGCTGGCGGCGCAGCGCGGGCGACCGCAGTACCGGTTGGCGAGGTTCCCGCGATGAGCCTGATTGATGATGCCATTGGCCTGATTTCACCGGGCTGGAAAGCCTCCCGGTTGCGGTCCCGTGTGGCAATCAATGCCTACGAGGCGGCATTACCGACGCGCACGCACCGGGCGAAGCGGGAAAACCGCAACGCAAACCAGCTAACGCAGTTTGCTGGCCGGTCGATCAGGGAGCAGGCGCGCTGGCTGGACAATAATCACGATCTGGTGATTGGCCTGCTGGACAAACTCGAAGAGCGCATTGTCGGCGCGCGCGGAATTGTGGTTGACCCCCAGCCCATCCTGAAAACGGGGCTGGTGGCCGATGAACTCTCTAAACAGATCCGGGCAGCCTGGGCGGAGTGGTCTGTTTCCCCCGAAGTGACAGGGCAGTTTACCCGCCCCGTTCTTGAGCGGCTGATGGCAAGAACCTGGCTACGCGACGGTGAGGTTTTCGGCCAGATGGTACGGGGTTCCGCACCCGGACTCACCCCGACGGCGAACATCCCTTTCTGGGTCGAAGCGCTGGAGCCGGACTACATACCGCTGGAGATGAACGATACCGGGAAGGGGATTTGTCAGGGGATCTATCTCAACAACTGGGGATGCCCGACAAAGTATGTCGTCTACAAAAATCTGGTGACATCAGGCGTAGCGCTGGGCAATACCAAGGAAATTGCTGCAGACGGCATGATGCACCTCAAATTCATGCGCCGTCTTCATCAGGTACGGGGAAACAGCCTGCTGTCCGGCATCCTGATCCGCCTGAGCGCGCTGAAAGAGTATGAAGACTCTGAACTGACGGCCGCCCGTATTGCCGCAGCGCTGGGCATGTACGTGAAAAAAGGCGACGGGCAATCCTACGAAAGTACCGGTGGTAATGACAAAGACCTCCGCGAACTCAACATCGAGCCCGGGATGGTCTTTGATGAACTGGAGCCCGGCGAAGAAATCGGAATGATTAAATCGGACCGGCCGAATCCCAACCTTGAGACGTTCCGCAACGGGCAGCTCAGGGCGGTAGCCGCCGGCAGCCGCAGCAGTTTTTCCAGCATCTCCCGTAACTACAACGGCACTTACAGTTCTCAGCGTCAGGAGCTGGTGGAGTCCTTTGAAGGCTACGGCATTCTTCAGGATGCATTTATTGCGGCCGTGACCCGACCGATGTACCGCAGCTGGTTGCAGATGGCGATCACCGCGGGCGTGATTGACGTTCCGCCCGATGTGGACATGTCGACGTTGTTTAATGCGGTCTACAGCGGGCCGGTGATGCCGTGGATTGACCCGATGAAAGAGGCCAACTCCTGGCGCGTGCTGTTACGCGGCGGCGCGGCAACGGAAGGGGACTGGGTCAGGGCGCGCGGCGCGAATCCGGGTGATGTAAAACGCCGCCGCAAGGCGGAAGTCGACGAAAACAAAACGTTAGGTCTGGTCTTCGACACGGACCCGGCAAACGATAAAGGGGAAGCCAGTGCGAAAGAATCGAAGAAATAAACTGGGTGTGTCACCCAAAGCCTCCGCGGGGGACAAAAGCTGGTTCCGCATGAAGGGCAGCGGCGACAAGACTGCTGACATTTATATTTATGACGAGATTGGTTACTGGGGCGTGACCGCCCGCCAGTTCGCCAGCAGCATGAAAGCGCTGGGCGATCTGGACCATATCAATCTGCATATCCACTCGCCGGGCGGCGATGTTTTTGACGGCATTGCCATTTACAACCTGCTTAACAGCCATACGGCGAGCAAAACCGTGTATATCGACGGTCTTGCCGCCTCAATGGCCTCGGTGATTGCCATGGTGGGCAATCCCATCATCATGCCTGAAAACGCCATGATGATGATCCACAAGCCCTGGGGGATCACCGGCGGCGATGCCAACGACATGCGCGACTATGCCGACCTGCTGGACAAAGTCGAGGCCGTGCTGATCCCGTCCTATGCCAAAAAAACCGGCAAAACCCCTGACGAACTTGCCCTGATGCTGGGTGAGGAAACGTGGATGACCGCGCAGGAGTGCCTTGAGCACGGTTTTGCTGACCAGATTTCTACCGCGGTGCAGGCAATGGCCCGCATTAATTCAAAACGTATCGAGGAATTCGACGCTATGCCAAACGCACTGAAAAACATGATCACCAAGCCGAAAGCGACGACTCAGAACCCGCCGGAACAGCAGAATCCACCTGTTGCGCCTGTTGTTCCTGGCCCCGCAGCGCTGGATGAAAACACCATCCGAAATCAGGTCATTGCCGCGCAGAAACAGCGCGTCACGGGGATCAAAGACCTGTTCGCGATGTTTGGCGGCCGCCATCAGGAATTACAGGCGTCATGCATTGAAGATATCGACTGCACGGTCGATCAGGCCAAGGACAAGCTGCTGGTGATGCTGGGGAAAGATGCCAGCCCGTCGAATAAAAACGGTGGCAATGCGCACATTCATGCCGGCAACGGGAATTTCACCGGCGACGGTATCCGCCAGGCGCTGATGGCGCGCGCGGGCTACGAAGACCGGCAGAATGACAACGTGTATAACGGCATGACCCTGCGCGAATATGCGCGCATGTCGCTGACCGAGCGCGGCGTCGGCGTTGCGGCTTATAACCCGATGCAGATGGTGGGGCTGGCGATGACGCACACCACCTCTGATTTTGGCAATATTCTGCTGGATGTGGCGAACAAATCTCTGCTGCAAGGCTGGGAAGAGTCACAGGAGACCTTTGAAGCCTGGACGAAGAAAGGGCAGCTCTCTGACTTTAAAACGGCGCACCGCGTCGGGCTGGGCGGCTTCCCGTCGCTGCGTAAGGTACGCGAAGGGGCGGAATACAAATACGTCACGACCACCGATAACAGCGAGACCATTGCGCTGGCCACCTACGGTGAAATTTTCTCCATTACCCGTCAGGCCATCATCAACGACGATCTGAACCAGCTGACCGACGTGCCGATGAAAATGGGCCGCGCCGCGAAAGCCACCATCGGCGATCTGGTGTATGCCGTGCTGACCGGCAACCCGAAATTGTCAGACGGTAAGGCGTTGTTCAGCAGCGATCATAAAAACCTGGCAACCGGTGCCATTGACGTCACGAATCTGGATGCGGGTCGCCAGCTGATGCGCGTTCAGAAAGAGCCAACCACCGGCCGCACCCTGAATATCCGCCCGGCGTTCCTGCTGGTGCCAACCGCCCTCGAAACCGTGGCAAACCAGACCATCAAATCTGCCAGCGTGAAAGGCGCCGACGTTAACGCCGGTATAATCAACCCGATCCAGAACTTTGCGACGGTGATCGGTGAACCGCGTCTGGACGATAACAGTGCCAAGTCCTGGTACCTGGCCGCTGCACAGGGTATGGACACCATCGAGGTGGCTTATCTCAACGGTGTCGAGCTGCCTTACATCGATCAGCAGGAGGGGTTCAGTTCTGACGGTATTGCGACGAAAGTGCGCATTGATGCCGGTGTTGCGCCGCTCGATTACCGCGGTCTGGTGAAATCCTCCGGCCAGTAATCCTCCTCCCGCGTTGCCCGAATGCCCGTAAGGGCTTTTTTTATACCTAAAATTCGCCCCCTTCCGGGGCGTCTGGAGTTTTTCAATGGCTAAGAATTTTGTACAGGAAGGTCAGACGATTTCCATTACCAACACCGGCGCTGCCGTGATCGAGAGCGGCGACCCCGTGGTACTGGGTTCCCTGCTGGTTGTCTCTCTGGTGGATATTGCCCCGAATGAAACCGGTACGGGCATGGCTGAAGGGGTATTCCTGCTGCCGAAAGTCTCAGTCGATGCGATCCCCGCCGGCACAAAAGTGTATATCGCGGACGGTGAAATCCAGCTGGCGTCTGCGGATGCCGTGGCCGCTGGCATTGCCTGGGAAGCTGCCGCTGTGGGCAGCACCGTCGTTGAAGTGAAAATCAATGGCTAACGCCTTTGATGCGTTGGCCGCGCGGATGGATGCGGTAACGACCGCGCGGTTTGGGCGGGAGGTGGTGATTAATGGCACCGTGTTCACCGGTGTTGAAAGCCATTTTCTGCCCGAGATGGGGCCGGTTAGCGGCGATGGCCTGTCTGTTGTGGTTTTTTCTCCCGATTACCGGCCGCACCGTAACGATCAGGTGGTTTATCAGGGAGAAAGTTACATTGTCACCCGTCATCAGATGTTTAACGGGAAGCCACAAATCTGGCTGGAGTAAGGGGCGGAAATATGGCCATCAAAGGGCTGGAACAGGCCATCGCCAATATGAACAGTATCAGTTCGACGGCCGTTCCCCGCGCCTCGGCGCAGGCGGTTAACCGGGTGGCGGGGCGGGCCATCAGTCGCAGCAGCAGCACGGTGTCGAAGGAAACAAAGGTGCCGAGAAAGCTGGTCATGCAGCGTGCAAAACTGAAAAAGGCCACGATAAACCGGCCGGTTGCCACGTTAAAAATCAACCGGGGTAATTTGCCGGCCATCAAGCTGGGCGCGGCGCAAATGCGTGTTTCACGCCGTCAGGGCAACCTGCGCGGGCAGGGCAGCGTACTCAAAATAGGCCGCTTTACCTTTCGGAATGCGTTTATTCAGCAACTGGCTAACGGCCGGTGGCATGTGCTCCAGCGTTCCGGGAAAAGCAGGTACCCGATTGAGGTTGTGAAGATACCGTTAACCACCCCACTTACGGAAGCGTATACCGCAGAAACTCACCGTCTGATGCAAAGCGATATGCCGAAGGAAATGGCTTCCGCCCTGAAAAATCAACTGAGGCTGATCATTAAACGATGATAAAGCACCCCAAAATCCGTAAAGCCGTGCTGGATGCGCTGAAACTTTCGGTGACCGACCCTTCCGTCACCTGGTATGACGGCCGCCCGAGTTTTCTGACCGCTGAAGACCTGCCCGCCGTTGCCGTCTACCTGTCCGGTGCTGAACCTACGGGGGAAACCCTTGATGAAGATGAGTGGCGGGCGACGCTTCACGTGGAGGTATTTCTCAAGGCGGTGAGTCCTGATACCGATCTCGACCTGTGGATGGAACAAAACATTTACCCCGTTGTGGGTGACATTCCGGCGCTTTCAGACCTTATCGAAAACATCACGCCCGAAGGCTATGACTATCAGCGCGATGATGAAATGTCGACGTGGGGTTCCGCTGACCTGCGTTACACCCTGACTTACTTAATGTGAGGAATTTATGACCACACAACTCGAACCGACCAAAGGCGCGGGCACCACACTCTGGATTTACACCGGCAGCGGTGATCCCTACGCCAATCCGCTATCGGATCAGGACTGGACCCGGCTGGCGAAAATCAAGGAACTGACGCCGGGAGAAATGACGGCGGAATCCTACGACGACACGTACCTCGATGACGCCGACGCCGACTGGAACGGCACGGCGCAGGGGGCCAAATCTTCCGGGGACACGTCGTTTACACTGGCCTGGAAGCCTGGCGAGAGCGGGCAGCAGGATCTGGTTAACTGGTTTTACGATGGCGCGGTGCGCGGGTACAAAATTCGGTATCCCAACACCGCTGTTGATGTCTTCCGTGGCTGGATCAGCAGCCTGGGCAAAGCGGTGCCGGTAAAAGAGGTGATCACCCGGACGGTGAAAATCACCAATACGGGCAAACCGGCGCTGGCCGAGAGCAATCAGGCTGCCGCGGTACCCGTGACCGGCGTTACCGTCACGCCGTCAACCACCAGCGTGGTGGTTGGACAAAATGCGGTGATCACTGTGGCGGTGCTTCCGGACGGAGCGACAAACGGCGCGTTTAATGTTGCGGCTGCCGATCCGACCGTCGCTACGCTGACGGTATCGGGTAATACCGTCACGGCGAAGGGCCTTAAAGCGGGCACGACGCAACTCATCGTGATGACCAATGACGGCCAGAAAGTGGCTATCTGCACACTGACCGTCACGGCGGCATAACGGAGCGAGCATGTTTTTAAAATCAGAACTGTTTGAGTTCAACGGGGCAAACGCCACGCTGTACGAGTTGTCGGCGCTGCAGCGCGTCGAACTGTTGCATTATCTGGCCGCGCAGGAAAAAGCGTTGCCCAACGATGAGCCTGACGAACAAATCCTGTCAGCCGCACTGGTTGAACTGAATATCCGGGCGGGTGCGATGGTAGTCGCCATGTCCCTGTGGCACAGCGAGTCGCCGAAGCCGGATATCCGCGAACTTCAGCAACAGGTGATGAGCACATGGCCGGTCGAGGCCATCGGGAAAGCGGATACCCAGGTCAAAGTGCTGTCGGGCATGATGGCAAATACTCAGACTACCGGACAGGATGCCCCTGAATCCGAAGTGTCCGAAGTATCCGACAGCCAAAGGGAAACAGCGGAAAAGCGCTAACCCGTGAAATGGACTTTGTCATGAAGCTGGCGCGTGAGTTCAGACGGCCTGACTGGCGCGCCATGCTTGCTGATATGTCCTCCAGCGATCTGGAGGAATGGCACCGATTTTACGAGTCCCATTACTTCGAAGATGCGCTGCTTGATGCACATTTCGCCGCGCTGAACCTCAATATTTTGTCGCTGGTATGCGGGGAAACCGATCTTAACGTGGGTCATTTCAGTCTGCTAAAACCTCACGTCGTGGAAGAGCAGCCGGATCCCGATGATGAACAGTTAATGGCTATCGCAGAAGGTCTGTCAGGAGGAGTCCGCTATGGCCCAGCCAGTGGGTGATTTGGTCGTCAGCCTCGATGTTGATGCCGCAAAATTTAATGAACAGGTCAGTTATGTCCGCAAGCAATTTACCGGCTTAGGGGCGGACTCGACGAAAGCCGGGACGCAGGTTCAGCAGGCATTCTCTAAACAGGAGCTTGCTGCACAGCGTGCGGGTATTTCCATCGGGCAATATAAAGCGGCAATGCGGATGTTGCCTGCTCAGTTCACCGATATTGCCACCCAGCTGGCCGGCGGGCAAAGCCCCTGGCTGATCCTCCTTCAGCAGGGCGGCCAGATTAAAGATTCGTTTGGCGGGGTCGGGAACGTTGCCAAAATACTGCTGACATACATTACGCCGCTCAATGCGGCTATCGGCGTCGCTGCTGTCGTTTTTGGCAGCCTGGGCCTGGCGGTTTATAAAAGCCGTCAGGAGATTGCCGAAGCCAGCAAGATTATTCAGGAGTCCCTGGGTTTAAGTGGTAGTGCAGCGGAAAAGCTGGCGCAAAATATCCGGGCTATTGCCGATTCTTCTGGCGCGTCGATTAAAAGCGTTGCCGATCTCTTCATCACCACAAAAGATGGTGCTGACGAAGCCACGCAGAAAATGATTGCGGTCGGCTTCAGCTATCTGGATGCCAAAGCCAAGGTCAGTGAATACAAAGGCTCATCTGATTTTACCAACCTCAACACCCAGATCGAAGCGCACCGGCTTAAGGTTCTCGGTATTCCTGATGCGTGGACGGATGCGGAAGAGGCGGTCAGAAATTATTATTCCGGGGTCAATTTAGGCAAGCAAAGCGTGGCATTGGGCGGTGCCATTGATCCCATCGTTGGCGTTCTTGAGCAGGCGAAGCAGTTAAGGGGGGACCTCACAAAAGCCACCATAGACGGGAACCTGGCAACGCTGAAATCCGTGGAGTGGATAAATAAGGAATATCTGGCCACGGATGCTGTTGCAGGTGCTGAAGCTAAACTTAAAGAGGCGCGGGAACAGTCACGGAAAATTGCCTTTTCGGGTGATGCGACCGCTATCGCGAATGCGCAAAAACTCGTTGCCCTGCGTGAGAAAGAAGTCGAGCAGGCAAAGAAACGGCAGGAACCCAAAAAACAGCGGGTCACCACGTCTGCGGGAGACCGGGCAGAAGACAGCGCGCAGGGGGACTTACTGAGTCTGCAGGCACAGCTTAAGGTGCTGCAGCAGCATACCAGCGTTAACGATGTTATCAGCCAGCAGCGCAAAGATTTGTGGCAAACCGAAAATCAGTACGCCGTCCTTGAGCAGGCAGCCAGCAGCCGGCAGTTATCTGCACAGGAAAAATCCCTGCTGGCGCATAAGGATGAAACGCTTGAGTACAAACGGCAACTGGCTGTGCTGGGCGATAAGGTCGTTGCCCAGCAAAGGCTGAATACACTTTCCGACCAGGCGGACAAATTTGCCCAGCAGCAGTCGGCAAAACGCGCCGCTCTGGATGCCCAGGCAGAGGGTGTATCCTCGCGTCAGGCAGATCGGGCTGCCACCCTGCAGCGTCTGCAGGAAGCCTATGCGTTTAACCCCTCTGCCCAGCAGCGCGTCCTGCAGGAACAACAGAAAACATATGATGCAGAAGACGCCCTGCGGTCAAACTGGGTCGCGGGTGCGAAACAGGGCTGGGCGGAATACGCTGAATCTGCAACGGATGTTTTCACGTCCGTGCAGCAGGTGGCTCAGTCCGGATTTAACGGGCTTACAGACCAGTTGAACAGTCTGGTCACTACCGGCAAGGCCAGTTTCAAAGACTTCACCTCATCCATTCTTAAAATGATTGTTAACGTGATCGACCGTCTGCTGGTGGCCTACGCGATTCAGTCAGCCATGGGATGGGTAACGGGAAGCGTTTCGGGTGGCGGTAATGCAGGGACGGCAATCACCGGCGGCAGCTATAGTAACCTGCAGCTTGCTTATAACGGTGGTTACATCCGCGAATATGACGCGGGGGGCTACACCGGGCACGGCGGAAAGTATGAACCCAAAGGCATTGTTCACGGCGGGGAGTTTGTATTCACCAAGGAGGCGACCAGCCGTCTGGGGGTCGGAAATCTTTATCGTCTGATGAAGGGTTATGCTTCAGGCGGGTATGTGGGCGCGCAGGAAGGAATGGCTTCACGGTTTGGGGCTAGCAATATCAGCGTTTATGCACCGGTCACCATAGATCAGCAATCTTCATCGACTGAAACCAGCAGCAGTGATACAGCAAATACTGCAAAACAGCTGCAGGGCATTGTTCAGCAGGTTGTGTCTGACAGACTCAGGAAAGAAATATCTCCAGGTGGCCTCTTATACAAAAAATAACCTGACAACTTGAATTTATATCCCCCGGAGAAAAGATGGCGACTGATACTTTTACCTGGCGAACGCAAAAAAGTGCTCAGGGTACGGACACAGTCAGGACACTGCAGGCACAGTTTGGCGATGGGTATAAACAGATTGCTGCAAACGGCATTAACACCAGTGCCGAAACCTGGAGCCTGAACTGGACCGGCAAAAAAACGGATGCGGTGGCGATCCGCCAGTTTTTACTGACCCATGTGATTTCTTCATTCTGGTGGACCACGCCGTGGGGAGAAACTCACCTGTGGCGGGTCAAATCTGACTCTGTTTCAGTCAGTTTCCCCGCCGGAGACAAAGCCACGCTGAGTTTTACTTTTGAACGGGCCTTTGCGCCTTAATATCATCACAGTCTTAAAAGGCTGCCCGCAGGCTAATGCCGGTCACTTAAGGTGACCGGCATTAGCCTGCGGGCGGCCTTTTTTATTGGGAGAAACCATGAGCTTTACGCAGGATGTACAGGCGCTTGAGCCGGGGCAACTGATCCAGCTCATTGAGATTGATGGGACTCAATTTGGTTTTGATACCATCCTGAGATTTCATGCGCACAATATCGACCCTACGGGCTGGAATTCATTTGCTGCTGAAAACCTGCCCTCCATTATCTGGCAGGGCAATGAATATGATCCCCATCCCTATGAGCTAACCGGGCTGGAATTGTCCAGTACCGGTTCTCAGCCCACGCCGACGCTTTCAGTGGGTAATGTGGGTAATTACGTCACTGCGCTGTGCCTGCAGTATGACGATATGGTAAAGGCGAAAGTCAAAATCCATACGACGCTGGTGAAATATCTTGATGCAGCAAACTGGATCGCCGGAAACCCCACCGCCAGCCCGACGGATGAACGCGTTCAGCTTTTTTACATCAATGCCAAAAAAGCGGAGACCCGCGTACAGGTAGATTTTGATCTGTGCTCTCCGTTCGACGTACAAAGCCTTCAGTTGCCTACACGACAAATCACACCTGTTTGTACCTGGTGCATGCGCGGCTGGTACCGGACGGGTACGGGTTGTGATTACGCGGGTTCAAATTATTTTCTGAAAGACGGTACTCCTACAAACAACCCCGCGCTCGATGTGTGCGGCGGCCGCATATCTGATTGCAAACTGCGTTTCGGTGATGAAAACCCTTTGCCGTTTGGCGGGTTTCCGGCAGCAAACTTACAGGGGAAATAACCATGCGTGAAAAACTGATGAATGAAATCCGTGCGCATGTGTCAGCCGAATACCCAAACGAAGCCTGCGGGCTGATCGTTGAAACCGGTATCGGACAGCGGTTTATACCGTGCCGGAATGTCGCTGAAAAACCCGCTGATACCTTCACGCTTTCACCGGACGACTACCTCTCAGCTGCTGAACTGGGAGAGGTCATTATGGTTATCCACTCGCATCCCGATGTGGTTCAACTGGTGCCGTCGGAAATGGACCGTATCCAGTGCGATCACTCAGGTGTCGAATGGGGGATTATGTCGTGGCCGGATGGGGATTTCTGCACGCTTTCACCGCGCGGCGACCGTGAGCTTGCGGGCCGCAGGTGGGTGCTGGGGCATGCTGACTGCTGGTCGCTCATCATGGACTACTACCGGATGGAGCACGGTATCATCGTTAGAAACTACTCGGTTGATCGTGAATGGTGGGTTGATGGAAAAGAAAACCTCTATGACGATAACTGGCAGGCGGAAGGGTTCGTTGAGATTGACGCCAGCGGCATGCGGGCGGGTGACATGATCATGATGCGCGTTCAGGCCCCTGTAACCAATCATGCGGCCATTTACCTTGGTGACAACATCATGGTTCACCACATGTTCGGTAACCTTTCTGCCCGCGTTCCGTACGGCAAATATTACCGGGACCGGACGGTTCGCGTCGTCCGCCGTAAGGAGTTGGTTAATGCTTAAAACCATGACATTAAAAGGACCTCTCGCGAAGAAGTTCGGTAAAACTCACCAGTTTCATGTGGCCGACATTAACGAATTTCTCCGGGCTATGTGCTCCCAGGTTAAAGGGTTCAAAAAATACGTGTCGAATGCTCATATTAATGGCGTGAAGTTCGCTTTCTACAGCGGCAAAAACAATATCTCGCTCGAAGAGTTTGATATGTCGGCAGCGGCCACAGAATACATGATGGTACCGGTGATTGAAGGCGCTAAGAGGGCTGGCACGCTCCAGATCGTTATCGGTGCTGTTGCCCTAGTGGCTGCATTCTTTACGGCTGGCGCGTCAATGGCTGCATGGGGTGCTGCTTTAAGTGCTGGGGCTATGTCGGCTACGACTGTCCTGACGGGTATCGGCCTGTCAATGATGGTAGGCGGCGTTGTCCAGATGCTGACGCCGCAGCCCTCATACAATGTTGGGGCTTCGTCCAGCACGGACAACAAGCCAAACTATGCGTTTGGCGCCCCCGTAAACACCGTGGCCATGGGTTACCCCGTACCGGTGTTGTACGGACAGCGTGAAATAGGCGGAGCCATTATTAGCGCGGGGATTTTCTCCAGCGACCAGCAGTAACCTCAACACAATTATTAAATAACCCGCTTCAGCGGGTTTTTTTATGGGTGAAATATGCGACTTCTTGAAGGTGAAACCATTATCCGCGGCGCGAAGGGTGGGAGCAGCAGCGCCCATACGCCGGTTGAACAGGCAGATGATCTGCTATCCGAAGCAAAACTGAAAATGGTCATTGCCCTTTCGGAAGGTGAAATTCAGGGTGATCTGGTTGCTCAGCAAATTTTCCTTAATGATACCCAACTGGCTAATGACGACGGCACCTATAATTTCACCGGCGTGAAATGGGATTACCGTAAAGGTACGCAGGATCAGACATACCTTCAGGGCATGCCCGAGATTGATAACGAGTCGTCCGTGGGGATTGAAGTCAAAGCGTCCTTACCCTGGACCCGCCAGTTTTCTAACCTGACGCTCGATGCCATTCGTATCAAACTGAGCCTGCCGATTCAGTACCAGTATAAAGATAACGGTGACATGGTGGGGACAGTCACCCAGTATGCGATTGACCTTTCTACAGACGGTGCCGCTTATCAGACCGTGGTGAATGGTTCGTTTGACGGGAAAACAACCTCAGAGTATCAGCGGGACCACCGTATCGACTTGCCGTCCGCCGCCACCGGCTGGGCTATTCGCGTCCGGCGTATCACCGCTGATTCGACCTCTACCAAACTGATTAACGCCTTCAAGGTATTTTCCTTTGCCGAAGTGATCGACAGCAAGCTGCGCTATCCGAACACGGCGCTGCTTTATATCGAGCTCGACTCCAGCCAGTTTAACGGGAGCGTGCCAAAAACCACCTGCAAGCCTAAGGGCAAACTGATCCGGGTGCCTTCAACCTATAACCCGGATACAAGAACGTACAGCGGGACCTGGGCAGGGGATTTTAAAATTGCCTACAGTAACAACCCTGCGTGGATTTTTTACGACCTAGTGCTCGATGAGATTTCTGGCATGGGCGGCCGGGTTGACGCGACCATGATCGATAAATGGGAGCTTTACAGCATTGCGCAGTATTGCGACGAACCGGTTTCCAACGGGGTCGGAGGTACCGAGCCGCGTTTTACTTGTAACGTTTTCATCCAGAGCCAGCAGGATGCTTACACGGTACTCCGGGATCTTGCTGCTGTCTTTCGTGGCATTACCTTCTGGGGTAATGATCAGATATTCGTGCGGGCCGATGTGCCGCAGGATGACGTAGATTTTACTTATCACAGCGCGAACGTAGTCGACGGCCTTTTTACCTACGCTGGCGGCTCCTATAAAAACCGGTTTTCCTCCTGTCTGGTCAGTTGGTCTGATCCGGGAAATCACTTTTCTGACACCCCTGAAAGCGTCTATGAGCCTGATCTGGTTGAGCGATACAACTGGAATGAAACCCAACTTATGGCAATTGGTTGCACGTCGCAGAGTGAGGCACACCGCCGCGGGCGTTGGGTGCTCTTATCCAATGCCAAAGACGGCACGGTTTCTTTTGGTGTCGGTCTCGATGGCTATATCCCGATGCCGGCGGAGATCATTGGCATTGCTGACCCTTTCAGGGCAGGGAAAGCCAACGGCGGCCGCATCAGTGCGGTGAACGGCAGAAATGTCACTCTTGACCGTGTCGCAGATTACGGCATCGGCGATCGTCTTGTGGTGAATCTGCCAGACGGAACCGCGCAGACACGGACAATCAGTGCCGTGAGCGCCGATAAGAAAACGTACACCGTGGCCATGGCATATCGCATGACACCGGTCGCTGGCGCAGTGTGGGCCATCGACAGCGATAACCTGGCTATTCAGTATTATCGCATCACCTCAATTTCCTCTAATGATAACGGTACCTTTACGGTGGCCGGCGTACAGCACGACCCGAATAAGTACCGGTACATCGATGACGGCGTGAAAGTAGATGCAGCACCGATTACTGTCACGCCAACCAACGTGATGAAAGCACCGGCCAATATCCTGATCACCGAAGTTGACCACATTGCGCAGGGCCTCACGGTGGCATCGCTTCAGGCATCCTGGAATAAAGTGGAGGGTGCGATAAATTACACTGCACAATGGCGTAAAGACAACGGCGACTGGGTAAACGTTGGCAAGACCAGCGCGCAGGGTTTTACCATTCAGGGGATATATGCCGGTGTTTACGACGTCCGCGTCCGTGCGATTAATGCGGTCGATGTGTCATCACCATGGGGGTATGCAGAATCAACCACGCTGAATGGCAAGGTGGGTAAGCCGGGGATGCCGACCAACCTGCTCGCCAGCGATAATATCGTATGGAATATCAACGTAACCTGGGCGTTCCCCGCTGGCAGTGGCGACACGGCTTACACAGAGTTGCAACAGTCAACCACTGACGACCATCAAAACCCGACTTTACTGGTCACCGTCCCTTACCCCGGAGCCTCCTATCAACATGGTCCGATGCCAGCAGGTGTGCGCCGCTGGTACCGCGCCCGACTGGTTGACAGAATTGGCAATGTTGGTGACTGGACTGATTTTGTCATGGGAACCTCATCGGTCGATGTTTCTGAAATTCTCGGTGATATTGCTGAAGAAGTCCTTAATTCTGACTTGGGTAAGCAACTGGTCGCAAGAGTTGACTCAGTTGAAGAATCGGTTAGTGAACTGAATGACTCTGTTGCCGCCGCCGAGCAATCTATCGCAGATACCAACGACCATATCAACCAGGTAAATACTGACTTGCAGGGAAAGGTCGATGCCATAACCGGCGGTAGCACTTCTTCAATCGCTCAGGTTGTATCTCAGGTCACCATCCTTCAGCAGAATGATGTTAACCAGGCCCAGCAGATCACTGCGGTAACCACCACTGCGAACGGTAACAAAACGGCAATTGCCACCGAAACTACCGCACGCGCAACGGCTGATACTGCGCTGGGCGCCCGGATCGATATAACGAATGCACAGGTCAGTGAGAATAAAACTGCTATCACGACGGAGACCACAGCACGTGCGACAGCGGATACAGCGCTGGGTACTCGCATTGATAATCTGACAACAACTGTCGGAAACAATACGACTGCAATCACCAGTGAAACAACGGCGCGCGCAACAGCTGATACGGCGCTGGGTACCCGTATTGATAACCTGACAACTACTGTCGGCAATAACACTACGGCCATCACGTCTGAAGCAACGGCGCGATCCACTGCGGATACCGCACTGGGAACAAGGATTGATAGCGTCAAAACGACAACTGATGGGAATGCAGCATCTATCGGATCATTGCAAACAGCACAGACGACCACTGAACAGGCCCTGGCAAATCTTACCAGCGTAACGGAAGCCTCTTTTGACAGTTCCGCTATTGCCGCCATTGAGAACGCGCTCTCTAACGATAAAGACGCGGCCGGACAACGGGTAGCGTCCGGTTTAATTAGGGCAAGGGTAACCGCCACCGAGACAGCGCAGGCTAATGCAAATAGTGCTTTTGCGGAATATCAGCAAACTGTAGAAGCTCAATTCAACGAAACCAACGCTGTGGTTCAGACAACAGCGAGCGCGATGGCCGACCTTGAAGGCAATGTCTCAGCCCAGTACAGCATCAAATTGGGGGTAACCAGCAACGGCCAGTATTACGCAGCGGGTATGGGGATTGGGCTGGAGAACACACCTGAAGGCATGCAGTCTACGGTGGCCTTTCTGGCGAATAACTTTGTGGTGATGTCAGACGTCAACGGCACGCCGAAAGCATTCTTCGCTATCCGCAGCGGACAGACGTTCATTGATGAGGGCTTCATTCAGGACGGAACAATTACCAATGCCAAGATCGGCAACTTCATTCAGTCCACGAACTACGTGGCTAACGTCTCCGGCTGGAGGCTGGATAAAGGCGGCACCTTTGTTAACTACGGCACGGGGAGCGGCGGCAAGATGAAAACCACCAACACAACGATCAGCGTTGCTGATGGCAATGGTGTGCTGCGCGTGCAGATCGGGGAACTGACGGGGGTATTCTGATTGGCGAACTTTGGTATTCAAACGTGGAGTGCTTCGGGAACCCCCAATAACACAGGGCTGGTCAGGATCCTGATACTGGGCTCTATTTATCTTTCAAAAGACCAGGTGTCAGGGGCATGGTCGTATGCTGTGCCCTCTGGTTATAAGGCGGCCGTGATGCAGTCTCCGGTCATGGGGGCTGCGCTTTCATCGGCCCGGCGAAAAATCACCACGACGACGACCGGCGTGTCCCTCTCAAACGCCGGATCCGATTATTCAACCGGGACGTTCACGGCGGCAGAAGGCTGGCTGGTCGTCTACTTAGTGAAGCAATAACATGGCTAATTATGGGGCAATGTTGGTCGATGAGTTCGGGATACCGTTCTCTACGCCAGATACGACGCCGATGAGTCTGGTTTCAAAGAATGTGTACAACTTTGGCGGAAGCGGCGGCATGATTAACTTAGCCGTATCAGTATCGAGCCCCTTTGTTGTCGCCTTTAAATCTGACGTAACCGGCGTTTATGGACGGCTGGATAATAACGGTGGGGCATACACGCTTACGGTAGGAACATTGGCCGGTGGAGGTGTTGGGAATGTTACCGTCTATATATTTGGCATCGTCATCCCTCAGCCGAAGCCAGCGTGGGGAATAGCGATCAATAACGCGCAGGGCCAGTGCATACTGACCAATGAAACCAAAGTGATGAATCCGCCCGTTGCAGTTGGGACGCCGGGTAACCCTGCTGATCTTGGATATAACATTGATACTACGCTCGGCGGTAACTACGCGGTAATGCCGCAGATGACGGGGCTCATGGTCGGCGTTATTCATTCTGGTGGAGCAACCAGACCCTTTCAGTCTCCGATCCAGACGTATGCTTATTTCAACGGAGCAACCACCCGCGTTTCGTCTTCTCAAACAACCAGCCCGGGCGGTGATCAGCTTGAGAATGTGGGGTATGCGAACTCTAACGATTTGATATACGTGATAGACGTATCTTCCTATTAATCAATAAATTGAATTCAACGATCGTTTTGAACGATCAATTTCACGTAATTGATCTATTTAACCAATTATCCCTCTCCAAATATCGTTGTTATCGTCCCGATATCCAGTATCAAAGGGACATAAAAATGAAAAAGATTTTATTGGTGATTGCACTGGCGGGAGTGCTTGCAGGATGTTCAGGCGTTCTTGAGAAGCAGCAACCCGTCTGTAGCGGTACCGCGCTCATCGGTGGACAGGAAACGTCCGTGCAGATTTATGGCGTCCGTAAGGTAGCCAGTCAGACCCAATATAAAGCCGGAGACCCTTTTGGCTGGCGCTGGGTCAGCAGATCAAACTTCACATCGACGACGTGTGAAAAATAAATTACCCAACTTAAACAGACCCGCTTCAGCGGGTTTTTTATTATCTGGAGTAACGTAAAAATGGCTTGGTATAAAACAGGCACGGTTGCAGTAGCGGCAACAAAGGTTACCGGCACCGGCACTAACTTTTTGGATGCCAAGTTCGGCATCGGGCCGGGGCAGGCCTTTTTGCTACCAGCATCTGGCACCGTTAAAATTTATGAAATCGCCAGCGTCGAGGATGCCACCCACCTGACGCTAACTACATCTGCCGGAACCGTGGCCGCTGGCGCTGCTTATGCAGTGATGAGCTTCTATACGGACTCCGTGCCTGACTTTTCCAAGCGCCTGGCAGCTCAGCTGGGTTACTACCAGTCCCAGATGGATGGCTGGCAGCAGATCATGACCGGTACTGGCACAATCGCCATTGTCGCGCCGGATAATACCGTTGTGAACATTTCCAGCTTCTCTAAGCTGACATCAGATATAGCGAAAGCGTATGCAGATGGTGGGAATTTAGGGTCGACAATTTTCCCCAATAATCTCGGGAATACCGCAGATTTTAATATTTATTATCAGACGGCCAATGCTAACGCGATAATTGCGAACGGCTATCCAATAGGGAAAGCTGGCACATTATTTGTGACCAAATCAGCGTATGGTTGCCAGCAGATGTATATCACTTTTCAGGGTGAGGCCTTTGTTCGTGGACTCACGGGTAATTTCAATTCGGCTGCACCGAACTGGTCCGACTGGTGGCCCATTTTCACAGGCAAGAGCATCATTCCTGTGGCAAATGGCGGTACCGGCGCAGCTACTGTCGCTGCGGCTCCCTTCGCGCCCAAAGTATCACCAGCATTTTCCGGGAATGGGTCAATATCAGGCAATTTCACAGTCGGAGCACAAGTTTCAGCAGGTCCTGCGGGGTTTTATACTCAAGGACTAAACAACCCCGCTATACAGGGGGCATATATGGGGTGGAACGGTACGGGCATTGTTGGTGGAGCTGACTTTGTATGTAACCGTGGTCAGGGGAGTGGTGGTTTCCGCTTCCGTGTCGTGAATAGTAACAACACCGCTGTAATCACTGACTTCACAATGTTAGACACTGGGCAAGGCACTTCATCCGCAGGATGGACCGCAGTGTCTGATATTGATGTAAAAATGCATGTCGAGGAGATAGACCCCGAGGAAGCTTTAACCGCGTTGACCTCATGGAGAACTTGTTCATGGGATTATTGCTCAGTGCCGAGTGAATATGACGAAGCCGGAAAAGTAATTTCGGTAACAAAGGGCGCTAAAGGTTTTGGTTTCATTGCGCAGGACGTCCAAAAAGATTGTCCTGATGCAGTCACATTGACTCAAAACCCGCAGCTTTATATCGACGAAGAAGGGGAGCTCTTCGCGAAAGAGGACACGCTATCGCTCAACACACTGGGGGTATCAGCTGCATATTCTGGTGCCGCTATTAAAGCATTAAAGAAACGCAATGAAGACCAGGCAGAACTTATCTCAGCTTTATCCGAACGGCTAAAACAGATCGAGTCAACGCTTGGGATTAACAACAAACCTGCTTCATAACTTTCTTTCCTTACCGAAAAGTAACCGACATAAACAAAAAAGCCTTCGCGAACGAAGGCTAGTGAATTATCACCAAATTTAGTTTAGGAACAGGAGTGTTACTCCTCTGTTGAGGATAGCTCATGAAGTAAATTTGGCTTAAGTAAATGTAGTTTGTAGTTAAAAAAAACCCGCGTTAACGGCGGGTTATCAGAAGATAGGCACTCATAGCGCCTTGGCAGGCTTGCTGCTCTTGTGTCAGCTATTCTTAGTTTAGATGAATTTTGAATAAAGTTTATAAGCGGTAGATACTTTACAAAAAATCTCCGGTTAACATGACTAATATCATTTTTGTTAGTCGGAGTTACTATGCAAGGTGTTGATTCTGCCTATCAAGAGGCATGCAGGATGATTGGTGAGTGTTACCTTATGCTTGCGGAAGATGAGGGGGGAGTCAGTCGGAGGCGTATGGTTATATGGCTGGACCGAGTCCAGGAAGAAGTTGTTGATTCGAACAGTAAACAAAATGATGCCTTACAGTTAGCGATACAACGCCTAAAGGGTTGGTAG